ATGGAATCTCTAATATAATAGTTTAATCCTGCATAATGATACCAGGTATCAAACCATTAAGTACTTTGTTTATGGCGTACTGGGCCATTCTTTCGTAGTGATGAACAGTGACTACGATTTGTTGTAGATCATTGGTTCTATTCAAGCGTGCTAAGAAATGTGTCTCGATGACGTTCAGTGTAATATCTCGCACAAACGTTGACAGATCAGCGCTTTGGTGACAGATTGCTGGCGGTAAAAGCTGTAAGCCACCCGTGAACCAAGCTTCAGCTAAGCTTGGAGAAACCACTTTACCGAACGCTAATAGTGGTTCTTGTTTCAGTAATCCGAGACGGTCAATGAACTCAATCACTTCATCGAATTGCTTTGTTGCCCTTTGTTTAGAGTGTGAAAAAGATCGCTCACTGGCCATAAGACTCAGTATCTTTTCCAGTAGGTTATCACCGTTAGAACATTTAATTAGGTACTGGGTTGAAGCATTTACACTACATCCACATAGTCTAGTTAGCGTTGGTATATAATTATAGTGATGTTTTAGTCGTTTCGTAGCTGGGCGAAGCAAGTCATTAAGCACAAATGTTAGTCCACCTCCTGCATTTGAATGATTTAAGCTACCACTTAATCCTAAAACATACATGGACGTACTCACAGCCTCAGCAACAAACTCAGTATCGCTACAAAGTTTGAGCGGTGCTATGATCTTATATTCAAATGAAGATTTTCGTGCCCATTCTGCTAGCTGGCGGGCGTGTTCCGCAATGGACTTGTATAACGCGTCCTTCGGCCATGCACCACTTAGTGCTGACTGCGCAATCGCGTCAGTTATACTAACATCCATAGGTAAATTATGTCGGTGTAGTGTTGCATGGTCTTTTATGACTGTTTTGCTACGGTGTAACAGATCTTTACTATCCACACGAGGCCAGTTGAATTTAGGGATTGCATCACCTGTACGTTGATACACTTTATATGTGAGACCAGTCAAGCCTGCCGTTATTGACATAAGATAAGCATCGCGTTCGCTATAATTTTTAAACATATGCACATACTTTTTGTTCATATCATTCATAATGCTCGACCTATTAGCAATATTTGCTCGTAATCCAACAGGTTGCTGTAATAATAAGGCGCATATCCTGCTTCTGCTTGGTGCTGTTGATGGTGACCAGGTTAATAAAATCTTACCGCGATTCACAGACATATATCTCTCTCCCTCTCCGCGTAAGTATGCGTTAAGTGGCTCCCAATTGCCACTTGATACAGCTCTACTACGCAATGCGATGAGATTTATAGATGACACCAGTGAATCATGATCTACGAATATGTCTGGGTACTTCCTAGCCAGAGTGGTCTTTCCTTCACCACTAGGTATAACTATAGCGTCATAAGGACAGTTTGCGTGGAGTGGCGTGACGATCTGTTTATCAGACAATTGACTTAACAGTTGGCTATCAACTGTGTCAACTCCAACGCCTCCAAATGCTGCTGGTGTTAAAACGGTTTCAATGTCTGGGTAAAAGTGTCGTTTAGTCCCATCTGATAAAGTATAAGTTAACCTAGTGTTATACCTGCACACAGCATTAAAAAGTGAATCAGGTGCCACCCATCCACGTCGTTGGAGTTTATTCCTTTGGTTAAGAAATGATGCTAGCCTGTCGAAGGGTTGTGGTAGCGCTTCGGCGAAGAACTCACCATGAATAAAGCCCATCATACCACGAATAGGATAACCGGCAATATGATTAGAGGCGGCATCATATGACAAGCGTAAAAACTCACCGGATGCGCCGTTAAAGGTAGCATATGACACAGCTATCTTATAGGCCTGTCCAGCTGCGCCTGTTAAATTATACACGCTGCATACAAGTGGGGCATATGTCATAGATATGACATTTTCAAAAGCGTCATCACCAGCATGATCCGTGACAGGTACAATGGGATCAATCCCCAACATCTCTTTACAGACCCGCCTAACTATAGTCGTGTCTGTTTCGTTTGAATCAGAGTTAATACTACTTGTGCCACGTTCACCTGATTGCAAGCTTCTAACAGCCTGAGTTGTGATCATTGTTTCAGGATCATGCAGATATGTGTTATACCGCGCTAAAATAGCGTAAGCTGTTGCGGCGCGCATGTCTGCTCTGATAGTGTTCTGGACATCCATTGGTAAGTGTGAATCACAGCGCTCTAGTAAAACTTCAACCCTTGCAAGATACTCCTGGGACATTAAGAAGAACGTGTGATTCAAGTTGAAATCAGCATAATCCCACATTAGTCCAGGGCGTTGCTTGAGGTCAAGTATACGCCGCATAGCATTTGCAATACGTGAAGGATTATCGTGAGTGTTAGCGTACCAAGAATCACGTCTTGAGTTTGTATCTACAGCATTAAAGATGTATCCTTGAATGACATAATTCTCTAAGACAGTATTTAATATTGATCTTAGTTTTCCGCTTTCGTACTTGACAGCTTTGACACTCCATTGAATGGGCTTAGGGTCTGGGTGGGAGCGCATGTACTCTAGAATATTCCTGGCCTTCTGTTCTTTCAGTGATAATAGTGCGCCACGTTTATTAACACGTAATTTTTCTTTGGTATCGTCCCAGTGTACACTGGCCCCAGGCGCCCCTCCACTTGCTCCCCAAAACATCCTGTTTGAAAAGAACTCGGTAAAAGTCTCTAGATTCGTCTGTGATTGGATTAAATCTTCAGCTGTTTTCCTAGCTATTTGTTTAACTTGTTCCGTGTATTTATCAGGAAAGAATTTAATGTAGTTATTACCATACTTATCTTCGACGATAGCCGGCCAAGCGCGTTTACTTGTATCAATCATTCGCATCAACTGTTCTGACTGAAAATTCATATTAAATTTCTCGCTCCTACCCGGCAAGGTGTCCAGACCATACAGCGACCTAGCCCAAGGACGAGCAAACGTTGACCTAGCATAATGAATACTCACGTTCGGAAGTTTATGCTTAATTCTGGTTTCAACATGAGCATCTTTCAAAATCTTAACAGCATCGAGGAATTTAGAATCCCAGAGTTTCTCATAAGTTATCAAGTACCAGAGGACATCACCTGCTCCTACGTTTAGATACTGCAATAAGATCATGCCTGTGACCATTATTTGTTCCCAGTCTAGTCTATGCAAATTCTCTTTCAGTTTCGTTGCGAGGGCACATTGCAGAATAGTGGGATTGCCAATTGATTTTAGTAAACGTGGTGTGACAAAAACCTTTCCTCCAGCACGTCCAGTCGGTGGCGAGAATGCTTCGACCGTTTCATGAATAGGTGTAGTAGTGTCACAGGCTAAGAGTGTCTGTGTATACTTCTTAAGGTGTGCTGTTTTAATAGCGAATGAAACGTGGTCACGAAAGTTAAAGATATGGATATAATACCCACATAATCCAGAGCGCTCAGCGGAATAAGCGAATTCACGTGACCGTTGAATCATAATTTCAAGACATTTACTGGGGTGGCCGTCAGAGTTAACATGCTCAAAAGTGCTATCGATCACCATACCTACGTGCCATGACAATAATATAAGCCTTTGATTTAAGACAGTCCACACCCCAACTTTGTCAACGTCAGCAAAACGTTCTCTCGGAACGCTCCGGACACCTAGAAGGGACAATAGTCTCGTAGCGCAGGATTTGTCGTCAGTATGCATATTATGATAAAAATTCCATTCTTCTATGAGTACTGAATTCTGTTTCTTAACGGCTATGCCCACAGTGTGAGGGTCAAGTTCTATATACTCATTTTTAGAGTCAGTGTCACCTAAACGTTCTGGTGGAACATACGGCACACTTGCTAGATTAAGGTATGATCGTGCTGGAAGAACTTGAATGGAATCCTCTAATCTGATATCTTCATTAAAATTTGGTAAGTAGTCATATACACTTGGAGGAGTGGGATGTAGGAAGATCCAGCGTAATATTGCGCCATTTATTTCAGTAGGTTCATTATTAAAGTTGTGTTTACGCGCAACAGTATCGTAATCAAAGAAAAACTTCGGTTTATTTAAGTTCTGTTTATCATCTAAATAGCTCAATTTAAAGGTGTGGCCTGCTACTTCGTTAATCACGTCCACGAGGGATATATATAATTTATTATTCCTAGTGAAGGTATATTTGAGTAGTTTAATTAGATGGTGGAACCTCAGCTCAGCCACCAGTGTATTAGCTGAGTTCCAAATTAGTTTTTTGGTGTGCGTGTAGTAGCATCTGCCTGAGCAAATGCTTCACCTAATCTCTGGATGGCTATGTCCTCACTACCGTGGGGATCGTTAGTGAAATCCAAATCCCCGAAACGCACATTCCGTCTAAAATTTTCTTTAGGATTTATATTTTGGCGTGAGACTCTAGATTCATCAGAAGAGACCTCGCCTGTATTCTCACTCCCATCGCCGTCCTTCTCATCAAAATCAGCTTGGTGCTCAGATAGCTCTTCAGCCAGTGATCGAGCACCACTCATATATGGGCTATTTTGCCCTGGGTGTGGTGAGAATGGAGGTGGCCGATCAGACCTACGCGACCCAGCAATAATGGTCGCCGGATTTCTATTTAAGCCAACAGGGCTTGCCGTTGACAGGAAATCTGCACGTTCTTGAACTACCGCTGCTGCTGAATCGTTTGGTTCAACATTCTCAGGGAAGGCTTTCGCATCTCCTGAAAAGCGGACACTACGAGCACTTTTAACACTGCTAAGAGGATTCGGTTCCTCAGAAAATACTGGTGGGTGGGTATTCGTCGGGGTTGTGGTCCACTGGTAGCCCTGAGGAGGTGGCGGTAAGTTAATTTTTGGCTTATAACCCTTCGTACTAACTGAGATGGATGAAGGTAAGGGTGCACGGTCACGCTGAAAGTTCATATGACTTAAGGAATTTGCTACAGCACTAGCGCCACCTTTAGTTTTTGGTGGGCGTTTAGTAACTATAGTATGATATGCTGGAGTAGCTGCCTTTCTCGCATTGGCTTCAGCGCGCGCAGAAGCCTCCTTTAATTGTGATTCACGCACATACTCTTCATATTCAGCATCACGTGCTAGCTCTAGTTCTCTGATGCGTTCAAGACGCCCCTTAGGTGTACGACCACCAAGTGGGGTAGTTGTGAAGTGTAAACCTGCTTGGTCACTAGAAACTTCAGCGGTTTTGAAGCTGGGCAACTCATCCTCAAAGAGAGGGTATTTAGTTTCGTAGCTTATGCTACCAGTGGCAGCAATGCGTTTATTGAACGCATCAGCCACCGAGACTGAAGTGTTAGAACCTAGCGGTTTCGTATCTTGGTCAGCGGTCTGTCGTGTGCCAGGCTTACTGGTGACTCGAGTAGGCTGATTTTGCATGTAAGGTTTCGGTGCGGAATCAAATGGAACAGTAAACGGAGACTGATCAGGCAATAGGCGGGAGAGTGGTAAGTCTGGGTTAGAAAATGACTCGTAATTATTCATGTAAGTAAGGCCTGCAAAGCCTGATTGATTCTCCCAGATAACCACGCTATAATCAGCCAGCGAGTCGATTTCAATATGTTCAGCTATAGGTGACACATAGTTAACCATGAGTGAAACATTTGACTGACCTTTACTAGCCGCCCACCAGCGTGAAGCCTCTTGATTTGTCAAGGGACGTCTAGGATTAGGTTGTACGGCCCAGTTCTGGATGCGGTCATTGCCAAATTGGTATGAGGCCAAAGAACCTGGTAGAATGAAGTCACTGAAGGGAGAACCTGCAGCTCCTAGAGTGATCGCCCGACCAGCAACAGGTGCTGCTGGGAGTTGGCGAGCATAAATTCCATCCCACCTGCAGAGGCCAACTTTTGTGAGAGCACCTTCGTAGGCAAATTGGCCATCGTTGCCTTGGGCAGCATAGAATTGGGAATTAAACTCACTGCCACCATCACCAATCCAAGTATGGCCGGGATATGCTTCGAATTCTCTAGCAAGACGGACGTTGAGATTATTTCTAAAAGAAATGCGTGATTCACTCTGGTCGGGGGTCCCTTCAGCCCACCTAACGTGGCTAGTTTGGGCATTTTGGTCAAAGTACGGTAGTATCTGAAATGTTGGCATGACCTGCATGCACCATAGAACAAGATAGTGGTTCGTAATATAAGGTGCTACATAGGCCCTCCACCAATTCGGGAGACGGCCAAGTTCTGTGCGTCTAGTAAGTGGACTGGCACAGAAGCCATACTGAGTGGCGTGGGCATTAGCGGCCAAACCAGACCAGATGTTGATGTCAGAGTAGTAATTACGTAACCATTTAGTAGCATGGTTACGAACATAATCATTGGGTGCACCAGCTAGTGGCGCAGCCCAGATATCCCCAAGCATAGAACCGGCCTTGGCCGCCCAATTGTAAGCAACTGTGCGTGTATGGACAGCCAGGGACGCTGAGTGCGTTAGCTGCTTGGTTTGAAGTGATAGGAACACTTCAACTTCTCTGTCAATAGGCGCTGGTGTAAAGAATATATCAAAATAATCACCGGCAGTATTGTTATGTGGAATGAATAATTCTGAATTGCCACTCCCGTCAATAATATCATCAGTCCGGCGGTCATTAGAGGTGCCAAAACAATCTTCGAAACTGTATCCGACACATCTATAAACAGCCATGTCAATTGCGTCTGTGAACTGTGTAGATAAGTCATGTCGCATACATAGGCTCCTAATTAATGGGCCAATGATAGTATGATCCGGATAGGAGTGGGCATTGTCGCGAATCCACTGCTGATCAGCAGGTGACGGAACAGGTTGGTTGCCTGTATGGACAAAGATAGTTTGAACGCCGTTAGGAAATGTATGGCGACCAATCACTGGCACTTGTAAAACATTCATATCATCGCGAGATAAGACTGGTAAGTTGTTGTCAGTTGACTGGTCTAGACATCCGAGTAGCTGGGCGATTTCAGATCGCTCCATGCCTTCACAATCTAGAAATTGAGCACGACCTTCTAATAATGCTTGTTGAGCACCTGGAGCCCAGAAGGCATCTTCGCCATTAACGGGAAGAGCAGGAGGGACACCAGGAGCTGGCGGGGCGGGCACAATGGTTGCCGCGTTGATAAAAACGATATCGGCATGAACGTGGGTATCGCCAACGTTCGGCGCGTATCTTTGGATGCGGTTCAATGCTTGTGCAGTCACCCGTGAAATTATGTAGCGTGTGATTAGTCTGTAGCAAAATTCTAAATGTTGTGAGATTTTCCTCTGTCGAGTGCCGAAATCTCTAAAGCGTTGCCAGCGTGTAGTTAAGCCGGCTTCCCATCCTGGGATGAGACGTTGTCCACGTGAACCCATCGCTCTACCAAAGGCTGCAGAAGAGTCTGCCTCCTTCAGAACGTCGAGAGACAGTTCACCAGATAGCATTTTTCCAATCGCAGAGAAAGGTTCGAGTACGATCCGATCAGTCTGTGATGGTTCAAAGTACCTAGTGTAGTTAGTTGGTAGCCATCTGTCAGGGGTGCCATCTTGTGCAGATACCCACCACTTGAATGTGGCATTATCTGTGAAGTGTCGTGACAAACGTGGGTTTTGGAGTTCCTCAGGGAAATGGTAAACAAATTCAGATTCTCTATTAAAATGAACGTCATGATCATTTTGTGATAGTGTCCAATCAACATCTTCAATAATCATCTGTGTTGCGAAAAGTTCTGTGCTCCACTTGCGATTATATCCGTCTCCCAGGCGAGGTACGATTAAGGAGGTAGGCACCTCCCTAACTCCGCCAAGCGCTGAGATTGGTGGTGTAGTACCAGAAAAGGCTGGTTTGAGACCACTATCCTTAACCCTCTTTGCCACTTCAACGTCGCTATCTGAAGCGCGGGCGGCGGTTACGCGCGCAGCCAAACCAAGTAAACAGGAATTGTGCGAAGTATCTAGATTTGTAAAGATACTTTGCACAGTATCGCATGACTTATCTCGTTTTTGGGCAGGTGTTGCTGCCGAGATATGGTGGTAATGGCCTCCACGCGGGGTTGTAGCACAAACTCTCGTAAAGAAAATTTTTGCTGAAGGGCGTTTAGCACCCTTATGTGATCGTTGGTACAAATCACGAATCATCCCCACTCGCCGTACGAACCCGAGCAAGCTTAAGACACAGTATCTATATTCAGGTGTCCATGCTAATAAATAACATAAGCCATCTGAGGCACTAACTGTGGCGTCGTTTAAAACCGGGAAGCCCTCCGGCGGCTGTGAGCAGTTCCCCCTCCCTAACTTACTATTAAATAAGCATTTACATTTGTGGGTACTAGGGAAGGGTTGTGGGCAATAGGTTATGTCAACGTGGCGTTGCCCGGCACCACGTACTCTAAAGACACACTCGTTAAGTGTATCAAATTCGCCAGCAGTCTCTTTTGAAACAAAGACTGCAGCCTGGACTGCGGCTTGTATGCTATTTTTATAGATGTTAGCCTCATCTTGTTTTGTGTTGGAGGTGGTGGGAGTAGTGCTGGTGGTGGTGGTGGTGGTGTTGTTAAAGGATGCCATTTTGTTCGTGCAGCAAATTTATGACTCGGTACTTTCAGATCTCTAATCAGTGTATCTTGGATAGCAACTATCTACCGGCTTC